CGGCTCCAGTCATACCGCCTGTGTAGTAGTGGTCTTTGTAATGCTCATCAGTTTTTCCATATACCAGCCAATCCCGAAGATGGGATGATCCTCCAGTATATCTGTTAATGGCTGCACGCTGATGGTCTGGCAAACCTTTTGCCGCCTTTTCACTATTTAAAGCAAACAAGGATTTATTAAGGTCCTTACTCTTATCAAAGAGCATTTGGGTCCCTTTTGGTAATTTATAATCTGGTGGCCAGTCAGTTGGTTTTGATGATAAATTTGCCACCGGTGGCTTATGTGGCTGCAGATCCAACCATATTTTGGCTATAGCATGGGTTGTAGAAGGCTTTTTGTTGGCATAAAGCGCTCCTATAAGGTTATTGGCGGCTGTCGGTGTTATGTTTTTGTTTTTTAATGCCTCCACGGTCTTCATGGCTAGGTCGTGGTCTGCATCTGTAAATGCATCCGCTGACCATTCTGGTACATCGCCGTTGTTTTTTGCGTATTTTATGATCTGCTTTACCTCATCCTGAGTGTCTGCATCCAGGCTTTTATATGTCCCTTTTAGGGAGTTGATGTGTTTCATCACTATAATGTCTTTATAAGGTTTGCTGGCCGGCTTTGAAGGTTTCCATTTGTTTTCTTGCAAAAGCTGCGCCACCGTATTTATAACGCCTTTTGCCCCTTCGGCTTGTGCGCTGGCGTTTATCTTTTTTATTTGGTCATCACTAAAGCCTTGTTCTTTAAAGAATGAGGTAGTACTCCATTCTTTTTCTGCCTGATTGTATAATTCCTCGGCATGCTTTTGGTATTTATCGGCCTTTGGTTTTGCTGCAGCCTTATTCTCTGCCTTCTTTGGTGTTGTATCCGGTTCCGGCGCTACTGGCTGCTTCTTTTTCTGCTCCATGTACTCCTGCATGGCTGCAATGGCAGAGGTCTGTCCTTCGGCCACAGCACTTGCTGCTTTATTTTGGCTGGCAGTTTTTGCAGCCTGTTTAGCCTGATTAGCTCCGGCTGCTCCTGCCTGGGAGGTTACCTGGGAGCTTTTGGCGTTGGTCTTTGCCTTTGCGCTGTAGTTCATTTGGTTTAGAGGGAAAAAGCTATTATTTCCGTGCTTTACCTTGCCTACCCAGGCGTTGGATTCAAATTTTCCGCCTGCACCGCCGTCTATCTTGCCGTTGTTAAGGTGAACCTTGGCACCATTTACGGTGCGCCAATTATCCGGATTCGGGTCCTTAGGATAGGTCTTGTCTGTTGTAAAAATTGAGCCCAGCTTTAAGCGTGCCAGCAGGAGGCCCATTTTTATTGTCGTTATTGTTGCCATTGTTTATCCTCCAATCAGTTGTTCCACCTGCTGCCGGTTCATCGTGACTATCCGGCCTTGCATATAAACTCTGGCTGGCCAGCTGTCTATTTCCTCCAGGTCCACTATGGTTTCTGGATAACAGCGACAATTTGGGGCCTGCCCAGCGTGGTAATGGCCCAGGGTGTTGCGGTATGGTCTGCCGGTCTTTGTGAACCTTGGGAATAAGTCCTCTGGTGCTGGTGGATCGTTCCAGTTAACTAACACACCACTCATCGCTGCGTGAGAGCTTCTTGTTCTGCCATCGCCTCTGCCGCCTCCGACGGCTCTCCACACATACCACTGTAGGCCCATGCTCTCTGCCCTGACGCGTATAAGGTTGGTCTGCGTGTAGCTTACCTGGGTGCGTGCTATGAGCTCTGCTCTAGCTCTGGTGTGTTCCGGAAACATAGCGGCTATCTCTTTTTCCAGGTCGCTTGCCCGGCGACCCTTCAATGTTTCCCGGTTGATGTATCCAGCTACATCTTTGCCGATCTCCTCCGGCAGGGTTACTATCCGATATGTGTTGTCGCGTATTAGCCAGTCCAGGTGGGCTCCACGGCCTTGCTGGAGTTCTTTTATCAGCGCCTGGTATAATTCCCTGCCTTTACCATTTTTTGCTGCAGCACGGCGCCAGCTGTGGCCCACATCCTTAAATAAGCCGGTGACCATTTTCATGGCCACCTTTTCAGCGAAAGATTGAAACGCTTTGCTGGCTGCATAGTCTTGAAGGATTTTTATCATATCCTCCGGACGGTGGCCTTTTGCAATTCGTATGATGGTTCGCGCCAGGTTCTTTAGCGCTCTGGCGTACTGTAATTCGATTCGCCTTGAAGGCTCCCAGAGCTTATCCTGGTTCATGGTCTCACCTCATCTATTCCTCTCTCGCTTCGACATTTCGCTCAGGTGGGGCCTTCGGTTTTTCTTGGTCCATTTCCTTGCCTTGGTCTTTTTCGCCCTCTCCTGGGGCTCCTGGTGGCTCACCACCGCCAAGGCCACCCATCATTCCGCCCATACCTTCGTCTGGGCTCATTACTTCGTCGTCGGCTTTTTCGATGTCTCGGTCCCCGATGTTGGTCCACATTCCGGTCAGCTCGCTCTGCTGCCGCAGCTCTTTAAGTGCTACCTTTTGGCTTATCAGTCCTGATTGGAATGCTTTGGTAACGCTGTCTGTGTTCTTAGATGCAAGGTCTGCCATTTCATCCTCCGGTGCCCTGCGGACTGGATTGAATTCGTAGTCGAAATCGTCCGGAACGCCTCCGAATGTGCTCATCATAATGATTGGCAGCAGCTTGTCGTAAATTGGCCGGAGCTCGTTCTCCTGCTTTTCCTCGATCACATCGTAGTAGTTCTGCATATCGGATTCGCCAGTGGCATTCATTCCCGCTGGGCTCCGTCCAAATAGCTTAGTTACCGGGATCTCGGCTGCGCCGGCCACATCCATCATGAAGCAGTCATAAACCTGCGCAATACCGCCAAAGGTGTACTGGTGCGTCTCGTAGCTGTCATTTCCTCCAATTATCTGGATGCTCTGGTTGTTCATCAGCGCGTTCATCGCCTGGATGGTGTTATAAAGGTCTTCCTTCGCTTTCTGATTTCCGGTGGCGAGCACCATTTCCATTCCTTCTAGCTTCATCACGCGAAGGCAGGCCATAAAGGTGAGCATTGCAATGTTCCAGGACACATTGTCGCGCTTTTTGAGCTCCTCGATTACATGCTCCAGTTCGCTGGCTCCCCAGTACTGTTCCGCTATCTCCTCCAGGTATGGCAGTGGTCTTCCCGTGAAGCGCAGGATTCTGCTGTGGTGTACCTGGATTCCTTTCTCCATGACTTCGCTGGTCAGCGTGTAGCTGTCCGGCAGGCCAAATTCCGGATCACTTGGGTCGTCGATCAGCTTATCATTTGGCGTGATTCCGCTCCATCGGTCCAAAACAAGAAGGCCCTTGTAGCTGTCCGGCATAATCTGGTCCATGTCCAGCGGCTGGTCCAGCTGGTCTTCCTGGCCGTCTATCATGATTAGAGCACCCGCTCCACCGTAGAGGCGTCCCCATTTAAGGCCGCGCAGGAGGTTGTGGTGCGTGCGGGTGCGTCTAAAGGCAGTATCCAGCTTCTTTAGTGCGTCCGGTTCTATCTGGCTTGTAATCTTGTACCCGTTCTTCGTCATGTCTTCCGGGATGACATCGATTATGCGCCGCACCACCCAGTGGGAGCGGTACAGACTGTTTATGGTCTGCCAATCCCGGCTAAATCTTGTTAGAGGATAATCGGTTGCCTCCAGTAGGTTTGGCATAAAGACACCGGTGCGTGCCAGCGGATTCTGGAATGAGTCGTGAGTCGTCGTTCTTTTTTCCGCCGGCTTTGGTGCCTGTTTAGCTTGCTTCTTTTTTTTGCTCACTCTTTTTTCCTCCATTTCGGCAGCATGGTCTGCACATAGTATCTGCAGGCGTCCATCGCGTGGTCTTGCTGCTTGACTGGTTTTTCTTCTCCGCGCCTGGCTGCGAGCTCATCCCATACATATGCCTGGAATTCCTCGATCATTGGCGCGCAGTTTTTTTCGTGTATTTTTATTTTTCCTCTGGTCAGTAGTTTGGCCATGAGGCGGATTCCATCGTTTACGCTGTTGTCCGCATCCTTTACCCGGTAACCTCTGCCTTGAAGCTCTAGCTTAAAACTTGCGGCTGATGGGTCGATTACCACCATGTCCGGCAGCTCATCGCCTATCATTTCCTCCAGGTCGTCAGCATACTCGGAGTCGGTCTTTTGCCGCTGTTCTTTGCGGCTGTCCCAGTAATACATATCGGGTATCCATATCGTGTCCCCGTCGTCGTAAATGTCTAAAAAAACCATTGGATTCTTGGTGCCGTAGTCGCATGCAATGTAGCGGCGGCAGCGGCTTTTTAGCGTGTTGTTCCATTCGCTGTCTTTGAAGCAGTGGCGCGTTTCGTCGAACATGTCATAAATGACGCCCTCCGCCAATACCCACAGGCCGAGGATCATTCTTTTAAACCACATACCGGAGTATGAGCTCCGGATGTTGGTCTTGTAATCGTCGCCCAGGTTTGGGTTGTCGTCCAGGCCAAAGTGCACAACGCTTACCAGCCCGCTCTGGAGCTTTTGTTCGTTTGTGATGTACTCTTTGTATAAATAATGTGCCGGGCTGTCTGGGTTTGTGGTGGCATACAGCTTTGCTCCGGACACACTTAAACGGTTTAGTAGCTGTTTAAAAAACCGTTCTGGCATCAGCGTGAGCTCATCGCAGTAAGCTCCGGCCAGTGTTTTTCCGCGGATGTACCGCTCGGAGCCCTCATCCTTTGCGCCTACCACCTTGATCCGGCGGTCCTTGTCTTCGCCATTTTCCTTCCACCACACGACAATCTCACCGCTCTGGCGGTTGTAGTGGTAGTGGTCCTTGCCAATGGTATCGAAAAGGTCATTCAACACATTGTCATAGATGGTATCCTTTGAGACGCCGGTCATCAGCAGGAGCCCTGGTGGGCCGGTAACGATGTAATTTATCCACTTTGGTATCATGGCTACGGTCTTACCGCTTCTTACGCTTCCCTCCAGGATGTTTATAAAGGCGTCGTCTGGGATGGGGTGGTCGATGAAATCAAGAGCCTTGTCTCCCCATTTCTCAAATTCCATTATTCATCCCGCTCCTTCCTGGCTTCCCGGAGCGATCTTACCAGCTGCATCATCCCGCTGCTGTTTTCTTCTGCGTCAGCAACGCTTACAACAGCTCCTGAACCGGTCGTAGTTACGCCGCCTTCCAGGCCGATGTTTTCGGCGCGGGTCTTTTTCTCAATATCAATTCCCTGCACGAGAAAGTCCAGGATGTTTTTGGGCGTCATGTCGTTTATTGGCAGTTCTGCCAATGCCTGCAGTGCCTTCCTTTGGAGGGCCAGCCCGTACTGGGCGTGCAGGTGTTGCATTTTGAGGATTTCTTCTTTTTTTGCTGCCAGCTTGGTCCGCTGGAGCTCGTTGTCATACTCGGCGGCTCTCTCTTGCCAGTTGAAGTCGTGCGCCCATTGCCTTATCATCCGCACATTTTTTCCGAGTATCTCTGCCGTTCGCGCTGTGGTTCTTTTTTGCTTGGGCTCTCCCTCCGGCTCATGTCCCATGTCTCGGTAAACAATGAACGCCTCATACTTGGTCGAGGATTCGCCCGGCAGCCGTTCCCACGGTTCGATGTCGTGGCGTATTATCATTGTTTACCCTCCCTTCTTGGGTCACTCTGCCTCTGGCTGTTCTATCTCATTCCAGGTGTATTCTTCTCCGTCTCGCTCAACATAGACACCAGTGTCTCCGGTCATTTCGATGTACCGGCGGACGATGGCGTCCACATATTTCGGGTCCAGTTCTGTGCTGTAGCAAATGCGGCCGGTCATTTCGGCTGCTATGAGCGTGCTGCCGCTGCCAGCAAAGAAATCTATTACAAGGTCCCCTGGCTCAGTGCTGTTGCTTATCGCCCTGATAGGTATCTCTACCGGCTTTTGGGTCGGGTGGATGGTGCCTGTCTCTCTGGCCACCTCCCACACGGTCTTTTCCATTCCGTCTTCGTAAAGGCACACGCTTTTTCCTTCGCTTAGTCGGATGTAGCGTGCCTTCTTGCCTTTCGGGGTCTTGTTTGTGATGGCCAGCTTATGGCCTTCACCGTCGGTCAGCACAACGCCTCCGGAGATGGTCGTTGCTACGCCGTCCTTGCCTCTATAGACAATATTCCAGGCTGTGCGCTGGCTCCGGTCCCCACACCACTTGGCGTGCTGGCCTGCCTTTTCTGCGTAGTAGCACGGTTCGTGGCTCCATTGGTAGTCGGCGTGGCCAAGCACCGGTGCTGTTTTTACCCAGATTAGGTATTGCTTTTCCATTATGCCGGCTGCAATCATGGCGTCTTCAAAGTCGCGCTTGGTGCTGCAAGCGTGCCAAATATAAAAAGCTGCGTCGTCCTTCGTGTGCTTAACATAGTTTTGAAAAGCAGGGACCAGCAGCTCGTTGTATAGTTCGTCGTGGGTCTTGTCATCATTCTTGATCATTTCAAATTTGCCGCTCTGGGTTTCGTAGCTCACTCCATACGGCGGGTCTGTGTGCACCAGCTGCGCCAGCTTTCCATCCATCAGCCTGTCGATGTCTTCCTGGCTGGTCGCTCTGCCACATAAAAGGCGATGGCTCCCCAGGTGCCACAAGTCGCCCTCTTTGCTATACACAGGTTTATTTTCAGCGTTGTCGTCTTCTGGGGAGTCGCCTTCATCAGCTGTTTCATCACCATCCGGGCCGTTTAGCTCGTCAAGGATTTTCTGGAGGTCGTCCTGCGTGAAACCGGTTAACTCTACCGGCACATCCGTCTCGGCCAGCCCTTCCACCATCTCTACCAGGCGGGTCATGTCCAGCTCAGCCAGCTCAGCGATACGGTTATCAGCGATAAGGTCCGCGTGTTCCTCCGCCTCGCTCTGGTATTCCTGGTATTCTACCGGCACAGTTTTTATGCCTGCCTGGATGGCTGCCAGTCTTCTGCCGTGGCCCTTGACCATCAGTCCGCTTCTTTTGCTTACGGTTATTGGCTGCCGCCAGCCAGTGGAGCGGATGATTTCTCCCAGCAGAGCTATCTGGCGGTCATTATGTTTATTTGGATTCTTTGGATTCGGTTTGAGTGTGCTGATGTCTGCTATCTCATCGTAGCTGCAAAATACCGGCACACCATCTGAGGTTGTCGTCCTTGCGTTGGCTACCGTTCTGTAGTCCATTCCTATCGTCCTTTCCCTTTTTCCCACGCACAAGAAAAAGCCACCGGATGTGGTGACTTTTTGCTTGGTTGTGGTGTATTTTTTAGGAGCACTATGGAGTGAAAAAATGTTGTTATGAGTTTTTCAGCTCGCGTTTATTATACCACACCTTTGTCA